ATCGTCCGCTCTTCCATCTAGTAGTGCAGTGGTCTCAGCGTCAGCTCTTCCTTCGAGTAGTAGTCAGGCATCCTTGTCACCTCTTCCCTCAAGTAGTAGTCAGGCATCCTTATCAGCTCTTCCTTCGAGTAGTGCAGTGATCTCAGCATCTGCTCTTCCTTCTAGAAGTGCACTTGCATCTGTCTCAGTCCTACCTTCCAGAAGTGCACTTGCATCGGTTTCAGCTCTTCCCTCAAGTAGTTCAGTAGTAAGTTCAACTAGCACTGCTACATCAAGCTCTACCGCAACCCCTACTGCATCATCAAGTGCCACAGCAACCTCTACCACAACATCCTCGCAGACTTCCTCATCAAGCGCCACAGCAACCTCTACCGCAACATCCTCGCAGACTTCCTCATCAAGTGCCACAGCAACTGCAACATCTTCAAGTGCTACAACTGCAACCCCTACATCAACTGCACCACCCTCTGTTTCACCTATGTCAACACAGAGCCCAACTGCAACCGTATCCACCAGTGCAACTCTCTCTCCCACAGCATCCACTTCTGGAACGGCTCGCCCCACTCTAAGCTCAACGACCTCTTCAAGTCCAACCGCAACAGGTACTACAACAAATACATCCTATTTGAATATCACACACGCCTTCTATAATCAGCCCCCGCCCACAACCACCGATCCAATTGGACAGAACGGCTATATTGGAATCGGCATTGGTTCTGCTGCGGCATTTGTAGGTACTCTTGTAGGTCTTTCTCATCTCTATAAGAGTTATAAGCTGAAGCTCAAGCGCATTGAAGAGTCTACACCAGTTGTTCGTGAAAATCCTCTTGTAAAGGAAAGCTCTGCTCGTCTACAGATTCGCTATGTAGAAAAGTCTACAAATACACCCCCTCTGACACCGCGCAATTCAGGTGATAGTTTTGAACCACTTGATCTGAATGATTCTATCTGAGGTCTAAACAAATATATCTAAAAAAAGACAATGGTAAAGTTGGCTTTAATTACAGGAGTTACTGGACAAGATGGTTCCTATCTTGCCGAGTTGCTACTTTCAAAAGACTATGAAGTCTGGGGAATGATGCGCACATCTTCAAATCATTTTTTTGAGCGTATTAATCATATTCTCAAGAATCCCGCCTTTAAAGTGAAGCGTGGTGATCTCCGTGATACATACAGTATTCAGACTATCTTTGAAGAGTTTGCAGGGCTCGCATTTGAGCGTATTGAAATCTATAATCTCGCCGCACAGAGTCATGTTCGTCACTCCTTTGATATTCCTGAATACACTGCCGATGTAGATGCTCTGGGTGTCTTGCGTTTTCTAGAGTGTGCGCGGCGCTCCCCTATTAAGGACCGCATTCGCTTTTATCAGGCGAGTACAAGTGAACTCTATGGAAATCGCATTGGTGCGGAAGGCATCACAGTACTCTCTGAAACGACTGGATTTGAACCATGCTCGCCCTATGCTGTTGCAAAACTCTTTGCCTATTGGTCTGTGCGCAATTACCGCAGTGGATATGGCCTGTATGCATGTAATGGAATTCTCTTTAATCATGAATCGCCTCGTCGCGGAGCCGATTTTGTAACGCGTAAGATTACCATGGCCGTTGGAAAGATTAAGCGTGGTGAAGAGACTTGTGTTGAACTCGGTAATCTCGATGCAAAGCGTGATTGGGGGCATGCGCGCGATTATGTAGATGGTATGTGGCGTATTTTACAGCACGATACACCTGATGATTGGGTATTGGCCACAGGTGAGCAGCACAGCGTTCGTGAATTCCTAGAGATTGCCTTTAGCCACATTGGAATCCAGATTGTGTGGCGCGGCGAGGGTGTCGACGAGAAAGGATATGATGGTCTTACTGGAGATATTCGTGTAAAGATTAATCCTGCTTTTTTCCGCCCGAATGAACTTCATACACTTATTGGTGACCCGAGCCGTGCTGAGACTGAGCTTGGATGGACTCGAGAGTCGACATTTGCGTCATTAGTAAAGGAGATGGTGGATGCGGATGTCTAAAGGTTAACTCCGCCCTACTAAGTATAATGTTCGCTTCCTGGTTGTTTCGGACATTTATCGCTGGCAGTGGATTTTTCGCTGACTCCTATGATCTTTTTATTACGGATGGTGTCACAAACATCCTGAAGAACCTCGCGCCAGTGAACAAGGTGGCCTACTCATTCTCGGTCGACCCTGCTTGCTCTCCGAACGCCTACGCCGTTTTCGGCTCTGCTTACAATGTTTCAAATCCCGCATTCCAAACTATGAAGGGAACTGCTGGTTACGCGAACTTTCTCTGCGCAACAAAGGACAATAAGTGCCTTCAGTACACGTGGGACAATTCCGTATGTAGTCTAGTGACAAATTCTGCTTTTGATACCGAAGTAATTCCTCGCTATCAAGTTCAGACAGTCGCATTAAAGAACAGTGTGAATAACGCTGCTTTAATCGGCTCTATCCTAGGCCAACTCTTCTTTGGTTTCATGGGTGACCTTCTGGGTCGCAAGTGGAACTTTGTTATTACTTCTGTACTGATTATTCTCGGTGCACTCGGCTCAGCGACCTCGTCAGCAGGTCAGACTGTACCGGCGACTCTAACACAATGGGGCCTATGGTCTACGAATACATTCCAGCCTACATCATCTATGAATGATGTGTATATCCAACTGGCTATCTGGCGCGGTATCCTTGGATTTGGTGTAGGTGGTGAATATCCATTGGCCTCTACAATTACGAGTGAAGCCGCGACATCTGCTCTGCGTGGAATGTCAGTCCTCTCGATTTTCAGCATGCAGGGCTGGGGTAAACTCACTGCGGCAATTGTCAACTTTAGTACTATCTCAACTCTGCGCTACTATGGTGGTCCCTGGGTTGCCGATGGAACCTGGCGTTTTGCCCTTGCCTTCGGTTGTGTGCTGAATCTTCTGACAATCTACTTCCGCTTGGCCATTGTTGAGAGTAAGATTTACAATGAGGTAAAGAAGAAGGAACTTGGTGTAGACGGTGAGACATTAGTCGTTGTTGACAAGGAGGCGCATAAGAAGCTCGCAGTTCTTGATATCTGGACAACTCTAAAGTGCCTGCGTGAATATGCCTTTGTGCTTGTAGGTACTGCATCTACCTGGTTCTTGATTGATGTCACTTTTTACGGCCAAAGTCTGATGAACACAAGTTTCGTAAATGGTGCCGTTTCAAATACGACAGGCGTTAATTCAATTGATAAGTTACGCCTCTCCTTACTGAGCACGGTTTACATTATGTTAATTGCTCTGCCTGGCTATTGGTTTGCTATTGGCCTGATTGAGCGGATGGGGCGCTATTGGATGACACATATGGGATTCCTGATGTCGGCAATCTGCTTTGCTATTCTATCAGGCGCCTATAATAGCGACCTTCGTCTCTCTGCTGGTGGTGCTGGATTTGTAATTGTCTATGGACTCACCTATTTCTTTGCGAATTTTGGTCCGAATAGTACCACCTTCCTCATGCCTGTAGAAGTGTTTCCTACTCGCATGCGCACAACTGGACACGGTATTAGCGCGGCAATGGGTAAACTGGGTGCCACAGCGGGTTCTTATGGTCTCCTGTCCATGTGGTACGGATACTGCAATTCGGCACCCACAGCAAATGATTGTAGTACAGTTTCAAGTAGCTCTTCACAGACGGCACAGAATGAGGCTGCGGCTGGAGCTATGGCGGTTATGGCTGTTTGTGCGGGTGTAAGTCTTGCTGGAAATCTGATGACGGCACTTTTTGTGCGTGAGACGGGTGGTAAGACTCTGGAGGAGGTTGATGCTGGTTCAAAGGTACTTGCCGAGTTTGATGCTGCTAAGCCTGCTGCGACTGTAGAGGATGTGAAGGCTGAAGTGGCTGATGAGCCCGCGGTTGCTGCGCCTTAAAGAAACTACTTGATACATAGGCATAGAAAATGTCTGACATCATGGAGTATGAGGAACGTGATGGCGAGTTCATCCGGATTTTACGGTATTATCCTGAGGGCTCACTGAGTTTTCAGACAAACAAACAGAAGATTGATATTCTGAATACAGTTCTTTTTGGGCGGACACTTTTTGTAAATGGTGTTCTGCAGTCTTCTGTAGCGGATGAACATCTCTACCATATGAATCTCGTGTCAGGAGTTCACGAGGGACTTGCAACAAAGTCGCGTATCTGTATTCTTGGAGGTGGTGAGGGTGCAACTGCACGCGCTGTTCTTGCTCGCGTAGGTGATCGTCCTGGTGTAATGATTGACATGATTGATTGGGATTATGAACTTGTTGCGCATTTTCGGCAAAACGAGCCGCGTTGGACAACAAAGTTTCTTGGCGGAAATGTTTTTGATGATCCTCGGTTACATGTAGAGCATAGTGATATTTTCAAGATTCTTGAAGAGTCACGTATCTACGATTGTATCTATGTTGACCTTGTGGATCCTGATATGAAGGATCCCATGTGGACTGGTCTTTTTGAAAAGCTACTTAATTGGATGCCTGAGGGTGGGGTGATTACAATCAATGCAGGTGGCTGCTATCCGTGGGATATGTCAGGTGTAGAAGCAATTAAGATTCTCTACAGCAATCTTGATATTCCTGATTATTATATTAGTCATTCAAAGATCTTTGTTCCTTCCTTTGGTCGTGAATGGGCCTTTGTGCGTATCACGGTGCCTCCTAAAGGCACTCAGTTTGGAATGACCTACTTTGATGTGGTTACACTTGATAGGCAAGGATGTTAAATTTGAAGTAGCACCGCCTATTACTTATACAGTATACAATGAGTCTTAAAATTATTCTTGGTCCTATGTTTGCAGGGAAATCATCTGAACTTCTCGGTACTATTCGCAAATATGCTGCAATTGGCTGGCCCATCTTTGTGATTACTCACTGTAGCGATACGCGATATAGTGAGAAACCTGAAATTGTAAGCCATGATAAGGAGAGACATCCTGCGCTTGCAGTGAGGTATCTTGATAATGTTATACCAACACTTCTCTATATGGATGCTCGCTTGATTATTATTGAGGAGGCGCAATTCTTTGGAGGTTTGAAGGATTTTGTCCTACATGCAGTTGAAACTGACAAGAAAGATGTAATCTGTGTTGGGCTTGATGGTGATACGGAGCGCCGGCCCTTTGGTGAACTTCTAGACCTTATTCCTTACTGCGACAGTGTAGAAAAGCGTCATGCCTTCTGTAAGCGTTGTAAGATTCCTACACCTGCGCTCTTTACACACAGTGAAAAAAAGTCAAAAGATGACCAAGTGGAGATTGGAGGTGAGGAGATGTATGAGCCACTCTGTAGAGCGCATTATTTGGATTGTTCATAGGTTTAAGAATGAATGTATATTTCTTAAAAGATGACTATTTTAACATTTGGTGACAGCCATTCCGTTCACCCATTTAATAAGTTACGGTATGTGAGGCCAAATAGTATTGGACCTACTCTGGCCTTTTCTATTGGACGTGATCGATTGGCGCGTCTTGATTTGCGAAAGTTTCCTGTAGCTGAGGGAGATACTGTTATTTTCTCTTTTGGAGAGATTGATTGTCGGTGCCATGTCCACAAATATGTCTCCAAAGAGATGATGCCGTACAAAACAGTTATTAAGAATATTGTTGATTCCTATTTTGAGGGACTTCGAGAAATTGTTTCACACATCAAGAATCTCACAGTCTATGTATATGCAGTGGTTCCACCGCTTGAAGTGGATTCTACAGTTTGGAATAATCCAGAGTATCCATTTCTCGGAACAAATGAGGATCGAAAGAAATATGCACTTTATTTTAATGAATGTGTTGCGGTAAATTGTCAGGCCTATCGCTACGGATTTTTTGATATTTATACCAAGTATATAAACGAACGAGGATTTCTTAGGATTGAAGATTCAGATAAAAATGTACATATCATGAATCCAGTGCATCACGATGAATTTTTTAAGAAATCTGGGCTTGCCATTGAATCAAATGTATACCCTACGTTTAATATGGAACAACTTCATAATCGCTGTTTACTTGGACTCATTCAGCACGATTTAACGATTCAAATTATTATTGATACTGAATGTGGAAATGGACAGTATAGTCTACTTGGATGTGTTCTCGGCGGTATATCTCGTGTACCATTTATGCCAATGATAATTCTTGCGCTTGATGTATCTCCTGTTCATATTAGCGATACAACTGAATTTTGGAGTGGGCGGCCTGGTGAACAACTTATTGAAATTCATAATGCGAGTCTGGCAAATACAATTGTCCCTCAACTCAATCTTCAAAGAGATGTAGATGTAGTCATTCTTCATCCATTTACTCTATCAGATTATGAAGCTGCCTGTAAACTTCATCCGAAGTATTTTATTATCTATGGCCCGCATGAATCACTCGTGACAAATATGAAGGAATTAGGATACATTTATATTTTCCGAGATGTCTCTATGGCTATTTTAAAACGAAGTGTCTAATATTCTAGAATGGAGACACCCTGGTACTGTTATTGCCTAGTCTCCTCGGGTGGATCAACGTATATTGGTGCAACTGTCGATGTAGATCGCCGGTTGCGTCAACATAGGGGAGAAATTACGGGTGGTGCGAGGGCCACAAGGGCAAAAGTGGCCGCTGGAGAGACGTGGCGACGACACTGTTATGTAGGACCCTTTACAAAACATGATGCGCTCTCGTTTGAATGGCATTGGAAACATGCGTCAAAGAAACAACGTGGTGGGGCGCTAGAGCGGCGTATTGCTGCGCTTAATATCCTGCTTGCGGATCGAACGGAGTGTGTAATTGTTGAGGATCAAAACTCCCAGGGTCTAGGAGTCCCTGTCGACGGTCCTGTTGAAAATTCTGTTTTGGTGGGGGCGGAGGCGTCGCCTCTTGCCCCTGAGTCACTTTAGGAACAGGCGTAGATGCCTGGTAGGCCTGTGCCGCCGTCGGTGTAGGCGCCGTAAAGAGAATAAAACAGAGTGCATAAAGCAGCACCAGTAGACCAATGAGGACAAAATGAAGGGGGGCCGATTTTAGATACATTGCACCTAGCGCCGTACCGATTACCATGAGTGCATCGGCAACAAGAATCTTTGCGCCGTTTTCTTTTGCATAATCCTGAAACACATCTATCATTTCATTGTAACCGCGAGGGAGGCCCTTGATGGTCGTAAAATAAAAGAGCAGATCATGGAATAACTGGAAAAGGACTACGCACAAGATAAAATAGAGCGGTGACCAGTTCATTACTGATTTAAAAAAATAGGTGTAGAGAAATCGAGCGGCAACAACACCAATCATAAGGCTCATAACATCTGCACCCACAGCAAAAACGCCAAAGCGTTCATACCAATCATTAAGTGCCATAGTACCCACGGTGGGCTGTGAGCCGGCATATTTAACAAGAAAAAGAGTGATAAGTTCTACAAATATGGCCGCAGTGCCAATAAAGACGAGATCTTGAGACTCTGTAGTATTTGAAATATCCATCCTACATGAGCCACGGGAAAAATTTGAGGCTATGCGCTGACCGGACTACTGTCAAAGTGTTTATGTCATATAGGGACTATTGTTCCAATACATGCAAGCAGGTTGGTGGCTGGGGTCTTGTAACTGCAGTAGGAATTGGCTTTGTAGCATGGTCGGCAACTCATATCTATATGTGCTTCTGTGCACCACAGGGTGTTTGGGGCTTTGTACAGAGTCTTGTTGTGATGGATAGTAGTTTCTGCCAGGTTCTAATGGGTCTTATGCTTCATTCACAAAGCATGTATAAGGCGATGCTTGTGGCCTTTCTCTTTGGAATTGTAGGTAGTGTTAGCAAGATTGCGACCTGGATGAGCGGCGAAGAGTTGGATGTGCCTACTGAAATTCAGGGTCCTGTACTTCGTCGTCGTCGCGTAACAAATTAATCTACTTATAGAAATAACTCCATATTTTTCTAATGAAGCCGTCTTCGTCCACAAATTCACTTACAGAACTCACTGCAGTCACCCCTGACAATGAGTGTTTTGTCTGTCTTGAAGTCATTCATGAAAATGGAGCGGATCTTGTAGAGAGTAGTAAATATATAACATGTGGTTGTCGATTTCATGTTCACCCAGTTTGTTGGAATCAATGGATTTGCGAAAAGCGGGACGTTAGTAATCTAGACTTTCCATTTTGTCCGATTTGTCGTAAAAATTCTCAACATCCAACCCCAACTCAATTGGGTGCGTATGATACACTTTCGAATAAATGGTTTGTTATTCTTATTTTGCTTATAATTCTATCTGCCTTAATACTGACTATATTTTTTATTTTGTATGGAAATAAGTGATGTACTTACGGCGATTGTCGGTATTATTATTGCATCTTCTATGACGCGATTATCGTCCATTACGTTTATAACGAATTTCCGCAACAAGTTTTTTTAAAGATACTTCCATATCTTCAAATGTTTTTTCACTGGCATCTGTTTCAACTAGTTTCCATTTCTCTTCAAGGCCTGCTTGTTTTACATATTGTATAAAGTCTGCTGTTGTTCCTGACCGAATGGCTTTATAAATTGTTTTTGCCCGCCATTGTTTTTCTTTTTCAGGCGCTGCAAGACCTTCTGTTTTTGCTCCACCCATTTGAAATCCATGGCGAGGAATGGTTGACCATTCAACGGGATACTCAGTTCTAAAGGCTGATATTTCTTTTATTTTCTGTAGAAACTCATCTTTTGTAAAGAGGGCTTTCATCATATTACAAGTTGAACAGCATGCTTGTACATTATCATAAGAATATTGACGTTTAGTATTATTAACTCGGTCAAGACCATTTCCTGCTCGACATTTGAATCCACATAGATAGCAGGGCTTATATATAATTTCTTCATATTCCTCTTTTGTTATCTGGTAGGGTATTCCTCGCTTCTCTTCTGTATTGCGTTTTACATAAATGTAAGGTACTGGTGATTTATGTACATATTCTTTCCATTTTAGATAAAAGGCATCTCGCTCAGAATCGGTTAGTATTTTATCCGCAAATTTCTCAATTAGTTTTGCCTTCTCAATAAAGAATACTGGATGAAAGATATGTTTCATTCGATTACATGTTTTACATGCAGTTACACAATTCTCTTTTGAATATCCTTTTAAATTATCTATACGGTCTATACCATTTATTTCATTTTCATCACAATAATTACAATAGTAACAAGGAGTCTGAATATATTGAAGAAACTCTTCTTTAGTAAGGCTATTCTCTTTTTCGCGACGTTCAACTGATTTTTTTAGAAATGTACTCCATGCTGTATCTAGATTTCGTTTTGCTTCAGCTTGATAGTTTCGCACACGATCTTTTCGTTTTTCATCGGCTCGTTGTTGAGTTTCACGACATTGTGGGCATAGTTTACTAATTTTTCCATGAGCTGTTTTGAAGGGTTCGTATGTTTTAGAACAATGGGTACAAGGTATATGTGACATTCTACCGGAGTATCACAAATAACTTTTAGACTTACCACCCAACCGGCGGCTATTCAAATTTGCAGAGTATAAAAAAACCAAACACAAATGACTTTGCGTCTAGTTGGAGTAGGCGAGCATGCCTTCCATTCCTTGCCTTTTGGCACAGGAACTCTACCAACTCTCCCCCTATACACGATAACAAGTGTATTGAGATCCTCTGGTAAACCACATTTCTGTGGGGACGGACTCTATCTTAGACCTTTCGGTCCACCAACATTGAGTCTCTGAACTGCATTCTTAGTCACTCACTGACCTTAGAACTTGGCTGCGGATTGTCCCTATTTATGACCTTCTTACCCTACCCACGAGTTTCCCCTTGGTGCCACTGGACTGACCTTTCGGTTCCAGGGCGGTAGTCATAACCTAGCAGGAGTTTCCCGCAATTTGATGGTGTTGCTCCATGTTTCTCTTAGAAACAAGTGTTATCAAACTAGCACTTCCTTTTTCGAAGTACTCTTAGCAGCCAAAGTTTTTTCAAACATGACATGATTAGTGTCATCAGTTCGAATAACCTAAACCACCCATTCCGCTCATCACGCGGAGCACGTTGTAGTTCGTCGCATAGACGTAGACCGTGGAGGACGTCGCCGTGCCGACGGCGTTGTTGGAGACCGTGAGGAGCAGCGTGGTGTTATCAATGCGTGATAAGTTGCACGTGCCTGACGGTTGGTGCTGCTCCGGCTGGAGGGCGAAGGAGTAGACGTTGATGCCAACCGCGGGGATGTTGGTGTGGTGCTGGTACGGCTGGACCTCGTTGAAGTAGCGTCCCTCACGCACCTGGAAGCGGTCGTGGCCGTTGAGCTGGATGAGCGCCGTGACGCACGGGTTGCCGCCGGCCATGCCCTCAACGCGCGTGACGGAGTAGCCAGACTCCAGAACTGATCGGTCCCACCAGTCAGAGAAGTTGAACGGCTGCTGGCCCTTCCACGGGTTGATGACGTTCGTGTCGCAGCTGGTGAAGGAGTCGCGCTGGACAACCCAGACAAGCTCCTTGCACGGGTGGTTGAAGTTCAGCTTGAGCTTGTTGGAGCTGGACGTGATGGACTCGCCGCCCGTGAACTGGAGGACCTCGATCAGGTACTCGTGGGAGACCTGCGCGAACTTGCGGCGCTCATCCGTGTCGAGGTAGATGTAGTCAACATACAGCGAGCAGGCGACAAGGCCGTTGTTGCCAACGCGCGTCTGGATTGCCGTCGTCGACGACGCCTGCGGGGTGTACGCCCAGCAGAGGTTCGTGAGGTCGTTGAACTGGAGGTTGATGCGGACCTCGTGGTACTGGAGCGCGATGAGCGGGAGCGCCAGGCCGGGGTTGCGGCAGAACCAGAACTGCAGCGGGATGTACAGGGTGTACTCAGGAGAGCAGTTGAGAACCTCGTTGGAGCTGTTCGGCTCGCCGCCGCTGCAGTAGTTGTCGCAGGTCTCGCCGCCCTGAACCAGGAGGTTCGTGAGCTGCGGGATGTTGCCCACCATCTTGGCATAGCCAGCCTGCTTGCCAGGCTCCTGCGTGAGCTCATTCCAGATGTGCAGCCACTGGCCATAGTGCTTGTCGATGCGCTGGCCGCCGATCTGGAGCTCGACCCAGTCGATGAGGTTGTGTCCAACCCAGTTGAGCCAGCGGAACTGGGCACCAGAGCCGTCTGACGCCAGGAGCTGCACTGACGGGAGCGTGGCCTGGAGGTACATACGGTAGATTAAGTCACCGTTGCGCTGGATCGTGCACGTGACCTGCTTGCCGAAGTTCGGCGCGCCGTTCCACGGGTTCTCAATCGCCTCCATGGCGAAGTTCGTGTGGCGGCGGTAGACCACCTTGAAGAAGGTGATCTGGGGGTTTCCCGTGAGATAGACGTCCTGCGCACCATAAGCTACTAATTGCATCAACCCGCCCCCAGTCATGATGTATTATACACCTCCTTTAGAAAAAAATTTTGGCAAAATAGAAAATTTGTAAATTTTTGGAGAAACTATTAAAACCAGAGCCGGAGGCTTCCGCTTTCAAAAGGTCAAAATCTCTTTATTCTGGCCACTGCCATTGTAAATCCAAACTTCGAAATTGTGGCCCGCCTTTAAAACTGCCTTTGCCTTTTCTTCCAATCTACATGTTTGTAGTTGTAGGGTCCAATCAGATTTTATCTCAAGTATTGTATTTAGTGGCTCAATGTAGAAATCAGGGAAATAGACTCTCTGCTTACCCTCATTACATATATATTTTACATGAGGTACGATACCTCTTCCAACATAAATCTCTTCTTCTGAAAAGTGTTGAAGTAATTCAGTTAATGCAATATTTTCGTATCCTTGTATCTTTACAATTTTTCCACTCGGCATAGTGTAGTCACGATGTTTAAATGATGTCTTTTCTGCTTTTGCCTGAACATCTGGATTTTGATTTGGATGCCCACCATATCTTTCCATACAGGTATTCATCCATTTATCATGAACTTCTTTAGTTCTTTTTGGATGATCTCCATATTTAAGCTGATATGAATTTTTTATTTTATCTTTAATTTCTTGATTTTGCCCAACATTTGAAACACCATAGTTTTCCATAAATGTTTCTTTAATTCTTTCACTTACAATCTTCTTAGAACACTCTTCACAATAAGGCAATCTATAGACATTTAACATCTCAAACCGTTTAGTACCCTCTTTACCACATTTACATTGAAATCTAATACGCATTCGTTGATTATATTTTGGATAATCGCCTATCAATGTGGCGCCACCCTCAGATAGAATTTCTTTCAATATCTCGATGGTGTATTTCATACACTATATACTAAGAAAGTAATTTAATCAAATTTCAAATAAAGTAAAGCGCCTAAACGGATTCAGGACAACTCAATAGAATTTAGTATGGGTGAGCCCTACTTCAAGATAAGGCCAACAAAGCGGTCTAATCCGGAGGCTCGTACTACGCTAGATGCAATTCACCAGGTGAAAATGTCCCAGCTTCTTGAACAAAAACAGGGAGTTGACTCACTAAAGCTGCAGGAAAAACAATTGACCCGTGAAATAGAGGTTTGTGAAAACATTATTGAAAGGAACCTGAAGGAGAATCGCCTGCGTGAAGTGAAGCGTGAGATTGAATCAATTGACAAGGAGGACGATTTACTAAATTATTTCTTGGAGACAGGTGATATTCTTTACAAGTATTACGATATCCAGGAGAAGATTCAGAATGGAGTGGAGAGTCTACAGAAAACTAGAAATTATGTGAAACCGGGAAGTGTCCTCGCGGCCCTCCATGATGCGGCAGGTGAAAGCAGTGGAGCCACGACGGATCTGAAAAAAGAGATGAAGGGTGAGAATTTACAACGGGATAAACTCCTTGATAAGTATCTACAGAAGGTTGATCCTGGTCATGCAAGGAATACTTCTGTTGAGGCGGAAAGTGGATTTGGTCTTTGCGATGAATGCTCATCAGAAATGATTTTCAGCGCCAATGAAGCCATGTTTAGCTGTGCAATCTGTGGACATCAAGAGTTTGTTCTTATGGATAGTGATAAGCCGAGTTATAAGGATCCGCCACGTGAAGTGAGTTATTATGCATATAAGCGTATAAACCATTTTAATGAATGGCTTGCACAATTCCAGGCCAAGGAGTGCACTGATATTCCGCAAGAAATCTATGATCAGATTTTACTGGAGCTCAAGAAAGAGCGTATTACGCAACTTGAGGGACTGAAGGCAGCAAAAATTCGCGAAATTCTGAAGAAAATCAAGGCGAATAAATACTATGAACACGTTCCCCATATTACAAATCGTCTCAATGGCAAAAATGCCCCTGTGATGAATCGTGAGATTGAGGAGAAACTTCGGTATATGTTCAAGGAGATTCAACCGCATTTTCAGAAGCACTGCCCCAAGGGGCGCAGCAATTTCCTTTCGTATTCATATGTTCTGTATAAGTTCTGCGAACTATTGGAGCTGGATGACTATCTCCCAAATTTTCCTTTATTGAAAAATCGGGATAAACTCTATACCCAGGATAAAATCTGGCAGAAGATTTGTGAAGATTTGAGTTGGCAATTTGTGAGGTCAATTTAATTCAAGTAGTATCCGCCAGCGTACGGAAAGACCCAAGGGCGGAGTTGACCAGGGTCCTCGCCTGTCATGTCAGCAATTTCGCGGCGCACCATTTTAGGGTACACATTATTATAGTAATTATAGTCTTCTGCGTTGGGTACATGGCTTGTGGTTAGTTGTACCATAGTTCCAGGAGATGTGAAGAATTCACGCAGCGGGCTTATAACAGAGAGAAGGATGGCGGAGGCAAAAATCACAAGGATCAGAGCTGTATTGGAAAGACGCATTCTACTTAACCCCTACCAATTTGTGAGGCGGCCTGTTTGAAAGATGATGCTGCTCCCATATCACCCATTGCGGCGGCCTGATTGGATTTATCTAAAAGCATCGCTTGTTGATTCATTGCTTCAGGTGACAAATTAGGAACCATTGGGCCTATTTGCGCCATTGGTGCCATTTGGCCCATTTGGCCGTAGGGGGCCCCTTGGAGTTGCATGGCAGAAGCTGCACGGTAACGATTGAATGTAGGTGACTGAATTGGCAGGAGAATTTGTGCATCAATTGGTAAAGACATTGGGGGTGTCG